GATGGAAAACTTATTGATTATGAAAACTTTGAAGATATTCCTGATAAGTTTGATAATCTCATTCAATTTCTTCCTGATATTCCACCTGGACCTCATACTGATGAACAGCATGAAGAAATTGACAGATGGATGGAAAGATTTGCTGAGTTAATGAAGCGAGAAACTAATTGACTAGCCGCGTTCTTTTACCAGATGTTTTGCCTGATGCACAAACATTTACTTACATCTCAGATTATATAAATGTTGTCGATTATGATGAAACTATACCTTCAAACACCATAGTTTCTATCAATACTGTATCTAATGTGACTTTCAGTGTAAGTCAACCTAATGTAACTATCAGTATTGGCGATAATAAAATTTGGTTCAATGGTTCTTATACAACTGGTAACACAGACAATATCATGTATCTAGAACCGCCTTATGGTAACGATATTCAGAATACACCATCTGTAGCATTTAGTTACGACTCTGTACCGCCAAGAAAGTTTGTTTATAAAGTTAATCAATCTGAACCGACGGGCATAACAATTACGCATACTTTCAAGGTTAACTATAACGGCGGAGGCAATGGTACATTTACAATTGATAGATTTGTTTATCCTAACATATATGCTGCCTACAATTTTTTTATAAACTACGATTACTACGGAGATGACTGATGCCAGCAGTAACAAGAGTTGGTGATCCTGATGTTTTTCATTGCAGTCCAATGACAAGAGCCATAGGTTCAGGTAGTGTTTTTGTAAATGGTCGACCTATATCTTTTCAAGGTTGTGTTAATACTGTTCATCTTCTTCCAACATTTAAAAAATGTTTACCTCATGTAGGACCTATCACTCTAGGAAGTACAACTGTAAAGATACATGGATTAGGTGCTGGAAGAATTGGTGATCCATTAACAGCCTGCACCTTTGTTGCTGTAGGCTCAGCAAATGTTTTTGCCGGTGGTTGACAGATCAACTAAGAAGTATTATATATAATATAGCAGAGTGGAGCAGTAGCAGCTTGCTTGGCTCATACCCAAGAGGTCGGTGGTGCAATTCCACCCTCTGCAACCAACGTCTCGCCTAATGGGAGACAAATAACTAACTTGCTTATAAAGGAGTTAAAGCAATGACATTCAATCGTATTCCTCATTTTGACCCATTTTCTTTTCCAAATCTCACCAAGCAAATCATCGGTGTAGATGATGTTCTTAAGAAAATGCAAGAAGTATCTGAATCTTTCCCTAAGATTCCAACCTATCCTCCATATAACATTCGTAAAGTCGATGACACTAAGTATGTCATCGAAGTTGCTGTTGCTGGTTTCGGCAAGCAAGACATTGAAGTTGAATTGCAAGAAGGTGTATTAACAGTTAAGGGTAATATCACAGCCACAGAAGACGAAGAAAACTTTATCTTCAAAGGCATTGCTGATCGTGCCTTTACCCGCACATTCACACTTGCAGATTCCGTTATTGTCAAGAACGCAGACCTTATGAACGGTATGCTTAAGATTTGGCTTGAACGCTTCATTCCTGAAGAAAAGAAGCCACGCAAGATTGATATTAACGCAACTGAAACAGAAAAGACAGATTCAAAGAAGTCATTTCTTGCCGAGACAAACGGTAAGTAATTATGTCATTCTTCAAACGTCTCAAAGAACGCTGCCGTCGCAAGATGGCAGCCAAAGAAACTGTCTATGAGCTTGGTCGTCTATCAGACAGAGAGTTAGGTGACCTAGGTATAGCAAGAGGTGATATTCCATTTATTGCTAAGAAAAATGCAAAAGCGAGATATCCAATCTATAGATAAAAGAAAAAGAGGGAGAGCAATCTCCCTCTTGCCTTATCCGCCACATACTATATAATAGTAAGATTATGGAGTTTCGTGATGAAGGTAATTGTAGCCGGCTCTCGCTCAATTGAGAGCCTCGGTGTTGTGACAAAAGCGATTGAAGATAGTGGTTTTAATATTACCGAGATTGTATCTGGCAGAGCTAAAGGCGTAGATAAACTTGGTGAACATTATGGTCTTGTGAAAAATCTTCCTGTAAAATTATTTCCTGCTGATTGGGATAAACACGGTAAAGCTGCTGGTCCCATGCGTAATCGTCAGATGGCAGACTATGCCGATGCGGCTGTTATTGTGTGGGACGGTGTTTCAAAAGGCACGAAACATATGATCTATGAAATGAACAAACGAAATAAAAAATGCTATATCTACATGCATCTTTCTTCTGAATTTGCGAAAGAACTATTTGATGAGTAAAGTCACAATCATTACTCCTACAATTGGATCAGAAAAACTTCTTGATGCCATCGAAAGCGTTAGTTATCAAACGTATGATAATATCAAGCATCTTGTTGTTGTCGATGGTCCTGATTATTTTAACAAAGCTATTCGTCTTATAAAACCAAATGATAAGATACAGGTCGCGCTTTCACCAGAAAATACAGGTGGTCAAGGATTCTATGGTCATCGTATCTATGCCGCATTTCCTCATCTAATCAATTCTGATTTTGTGTTCTTTCTTGATGAAGATAATTGGTATCAAACCGATCATGTTAAGACACTCGTTGAGTTTATTGAAACAAACAAATTAGATTTTGCCTATTCGCTTCGATCTATTCACAATGCGGACAAATCATTTGCAGTTGATGATAACTGCGAGGCACTTGGTAAATGGCCAATCTACTTCACAAACGAGGCTGATGAAAAGCATTATCTTGTAGATACATCGTCATATGCTTTCCGCCGTGAGTTTTTAATTCAAGTCAGCCAACTATGGCACTCAGGTTGGGGTGGTGATCGTCGCTTCTTCAATCTTATCAGAGAACATGCCAAGCATGACAATAGCAGACACAGAACACTTTGCTATAGACTTGATGGTAATCCTGGTTCAGTCACAGCAGACTTCTTCAAAAAAGGTAACGAATACTATAACAACTTCTACAAAGGTGAGTTTCCATGGCTAAAGATATGATCATTGGTGGAGCGTCCAACTATACATGGGACGATCTAAAGTATTGGGTAAATTCAATTAAGAAAAGCGGTTTCGATGGTGATGTTGCTATCGTCGGCACTAACATGACTAAAGAGACGATTGATAGACTTACCGATAAGGGTGTTATCTTATCGCTTTATGGTAAGCAAGAAGCCAACGGTGATATTGTTGCACACACAAATGGTGCACCGCATGTTGAACGCTTCTTTTATATGTGGAACTTTTTGAACTCTCTTGATTCTAAAGAATATACACATTTGATTACGACAGATACAAGAGACGTTGTTTTTCAGACAAATCCTACAGACTGGCTTTTTGAGAACACTATGTCAACATTCTTAGTTTGTTCATCAGAAGGTATTCGTTATAAGAATGAGCCTTGGGGCAATAAGAACCTTCACGACACTTTTGGTCCTTATTTTCATAACATTCTCAAAGAAAAGATGATCTATAATGTAGGCACGATTGCAGGTCAGTTTGAGTTTGTCCGTGATTTAATGCTGATGATCTTTCAGATGAGTGTCAACCGTCCTATTCCTATTGTTGATCAAGCGGTTTTTAATTTCCTGATTAACATTCAACCTTACAACATGGACACATTGTTTACCAACAATAGCGATAACTGGGCTATTCAACTTGGAACAACCCTTGAAGCAGTGAAGGCTGGTCGCGGTGATTTAGGTGTTATCTTTAACGATGACCCTTCTCAGTATGAAAAGTTATATGAAGATAACCAGCCGCATATAAATGAAGATGGTACTGTTGTTAGTCCAACCGATAATGAGAAGTATGTAATCGTTCATCAATATGATCGTGTGCCACATCTCAAAACAAAAATTGAAGAACTTTACGGAGAGTGATAATGTTTGGTGATCCTGATTTTTTTGAAATTGACCAGCTTAAGGCTATGGGTATGTGGCCTGCCAGCACCATGACTTCTAGAGGTGTTATTCCTTATGTAAATCGTATGAGGAAAGATAAGATCAAAGTAACAGTTGTTGGAGACTTTAAGGGTGATACTATCCGTGATCTTTTGGATAATTGTCCTAAGATTTTCAGAGTGTATGCCATCAATAATTATGCTGATGATGAAAAGTCTCAGAACTATAAGAAGCTATTTGAAACCAATACAAAAGAATACAAGGATAAGATTAGATTCAAGTCTGATAGAGAAAGTGATTTGGTTTGTATTGATCAAAGTGCTTGCACTTCCGACAATCTTAAGTTATACTATAACCTTGTAAAAAGCGGTGGTATATACTGCGGTAACGGACACGAATATGTTCCTGTGAAAGAAGAATTAAGTAAGTTTCGCAGAGAGGTGAAAATCGGCACACCAATTCAGGTTTCAAATAGAGCCGTTTGGTTTTGGTATAAGAGGTAATTATGGCAAAGA